TTTCGATCGGTGCATGTACCCTCCTTGGAAAGAGGGTCATTGCATAACACTGGGTTCCAGTATGTAGCATACATCTAATGTATCAAACTGCTGGCTCACCCATCAATGTTTATGTAATCCTAGGGCCTTCGGGAGTCTAGACTCGTTAAGAGCTAGCCCTTCCTCTCGTCCCAGTCCGGTCGCCTGTCCAGTTACGCCCCCCCCGTGAGGGGGGAAGACGCAGGTTTTCCCTTACTTTATTAATGTTTAAATATTATAACCTATTTGAGTCGAAACTTACAGTTCCGGCTCTCCTAGATCAATATCTAGCATCATATAGCAATGGAAAGTTACTAGACCTTTCGAATCCGCAAGGATTCAAAAGCTTCATCCGACGGTGATCTTGGAAAGTAATTTCCTTGATCTTCCGTCGTTTGGGGAAGCTATCGTACCGAGTGACTATGTTATCAACGATAACCAACCGCTTATTATCAATGAAGAAGCATCATGGAACAGCTTTTGTAATTAAATACTTAAAGGCTTGTTCCGTTGCTCTTCAACGATATGCGGGTGGAGTACCGTTAAGGACATTGAGAGAATTAGAGCCATCCCTTCCACTTCCGCGACTAACTCAAAATGGTCTCCCTTCAATTATTCCGAAGAGAGATCGTATATTGTTAGCGCGTGGTAGTCGATCCATCTATCAGTTTTGATTTACCGTTTTTGGAATTTATCGGGCCCTTTCAGGTCCGATCGTTCCGAAAATGAAAACCATCACAGATCCATACACCGGTGATCAATATTTCCTTGAAAAGGCAGAGAGAGACTTTCAGCATTATGCTAAAGGTTTCTTTTCTGCCCTGCCAAAGAAGATTGAGTTTGACCCAGAACTGCTCCTACCGAATAAACTATATATTTCCGCAAAGGCCAGCCCAGCATTTAAGCTGAGTTGAGAAGGGTTATTGGGCGATCTTACTACTTGATCCTCAATGGACCATGGGAAACTTCTACTAAATTATTTGGGAGCTATTAAATCTCCTAAACTATTTAGTCATTTAAGGGATACTTTATATTCAATTGATCGATTAGATTTTTCTAAAAGATTTCATTGGAAATCAAAGTCCCTCGAAGTTCAACCCATTGGTTCATTAAGTTTCAAGGAAGAAGCGGCCGGAAAATTGCGAGTCTTCGCAATGGTTGATTCAATCACACAGATGGCCTTACAGCCTCTACATGATTTTCTCTTCTCGATCCTAAAATCAATCCCTAATGATGGAACTTTTAATCAATCTAGTTGTATTGCTAGAGCGATAAAGTTCAATCAAGGTTTTTGATCTTTTGATCTTTCCGCCGCCACTGATCGTTTACCAATTTCACTTCAGGTAGCCATACTTAATTCATTTTTTCCAACGATTGACTTCTCTCACTGGGCATCACTGCTCATTGATAGAGACTATCTTGTAAAAAAGAATAAATATGGAATACCTCCTGGAAATTACCGTTATTCAGTAGGGCAACCTATGGGGGCTCTATCTTCCTGAGCTATGCTAGCCATCACTCATCATACCATTTTACAAATGCTATGATCCGAGATGTGTTTAGCACAGGGGAAAGATTATCACTGGTGTACATCCTATGAAATACTGGGAGATGATATAATGATTTTTGATAAGGAACTATCTGACCGATATCTCTTCTTTATGAAGTATATCGGCGTAGAGTGTAATCTATCTAAGTCATTATTGTCTCCTAACTCCACAGCCCTAGAATTTGCCAAGAGAACGATCTACAAAGGTGAAGATGTTTCTGCTCTTCCATGGAAGCTATTTGCTTCCGTTGGTGGATCTTTAGGAGGAAAAATTTCCCTCTTAAGAGATCTATTTATAGAACGAAAACACCCTCTCACTGTGTCTACCCTTTTCTCGACGCTACATAATTCTCAAACTGATTTATTCATATTAGCCAAA